CCCAGGTATCTCTAGCCCAACAAGGCATAGGAACCTTCTAAGACCCCCTAGCAGGATCGACCAGCCCCTGCAGGCGTACAAGACTGGTAGCAAGATCCACAATATTTTCCCCGATTTATTGTGTGGCTTGCGACTAACCAAAAGAAATGGGAGCGTTGCAATGAGCAACAATTATCAAGACTGGGAAGATGACGAAGATCAAGAATTGGATAACGATAGCCAAGAACCAAATGATCTCGTTAAAAAACTTCGCAAAGTAGATCGCGCAAAAGAAAAGCGAATCAAGGAACTAGAGTCCGAACTCGGACAACTTCGTTCTGTACAACGCGAAAGTACAATCAAATCAGTTTTGGAAAGCAAGGGTGTAAGCCCAAAGATAGCTAAATTCATTCCTGCCGATTTAGAATCAACGCCAGAAGCTGTTGATAATTGGATTAAGGAAAATGCAGATATCTTTGGATTAGTAGCAAAGCAAGATGACAATGGACCAGACTTGGCAACCCTACGTCAAATAGATGCTGCGACTGCTAATGCTCAATCCCCTGCTGGTTTTGATGACACGATGCTTCGTATTGATCAAGCTTCTTCAGCTGAAGAAATTATCAATATGATTAATCAACAGTCATAATTTAAAACTACTAAACTAAGGAAATAACCGAAATGGCAAATGCATATACCGCGCTCTCTGGTGGTACTGCTGCAACTAACGGTGGTCTTGGTGGCGGTCAATATTCAAGCAATGACAACGTAGGAACCTTCACGCCGTCAAACGGTGCAGGTCTCGTTCAAAAAGCTTATGACCGTCTTGTTGAGTTTGCACTACGCTCTCAACCATTACTACGTTCAGTCGCAGACAAGCGACCAGCTAGACAATCAATGCCAGGCTCATCTGTAGTATTCCAAATCTACAGCGACCTATCAAAAGCAACAACTGCTTTATCAGAACAAGTTGATCCTGATTCAGTAGCGATTGGTGCACCAACTGCAGTAACTGTAACTCTTAATGAATACGGTAACGCAGTTCTAACCACTCGCAAACTGCAATTAATGTCACTTGCTGATGTTGATCCAGCGATTGCAAATATCGTTGCGTTCAATATGGCTGACTCAATTGATGAAATTGTACAAACAGAACTACGTGGCGGAACTAACGTTCGCTTTGGTTCTGCAGGTGCAACTGACCCAACAGCAACTAACGAAATTGCAGCAGAAGATACAATCTCTGCAGCAGATATCCGTTATGCAGTAGCAAAACTACGTGCAGGAAAAGCAGTTGCTCGTAAAGGTTCATTGTACTGGTGTGCAATACATCCAGAAGTTTCACACGATCTTCGTGCAGAAACAGGCTCAGCCTCTTGGAGATTGCCTCACGAATACCAATCAAATGAAAACATTTGGGCTGGTGAAATCGGTACATTCGAAGGTGCATACTTCATTGAATCACCACGTATGTACAACGCAACAGACGGTGCTTCAAGCCGTCGTGTATTCCGCACAATTCTTGCAGGTCAACAAGCACTTGCAGAAGCAGTTGCAGAAGAACCACACGTAGTAATCGGAAACGTAACCGACAAATTAATGCGTTTACGTCCAATCGGTTGGTACGGTGTACTAGGCTTCAAACGTTATCGTGAAGAAGCATTGTACAGAATTGAATCTGCTTCAAGCATTAACTAGTTAGATTCAAATCAAGATTAAAGCCCCTGGGCAACTGGGGGCTTTACTTATTAGGAGAGTAAATTGCCAACATTTTTTCCACCAACAGTAGATGAAGGACCAGCAGGTTATGGTCTATTCTATCGTTACAAACACAAACGTGGAATTAGTGTACTAAAAATTAGTGGCACATACTACAAAATAAGAGTTCCTTCTACCGACCAAGTTGATTCTTCTACAGAATATTATGCTGGAGGTCACGAATATGAAGTTACTGAAGCTCAAAAGTCTGCGCTCATTGCTGCTAATATCGGCATTACTGAAAGTAATTTCGAAGGATGACAAATACATTCCTAACTATCGGTGCAATTGCAGGTGCAATAGCTGCAGTAGCTGCATTGCTTGTTGTTCCGATTAGAACAACTAAATCATTTTTAACTTGGCTTGATAAGTTTCGTAGAGACTGGGAAGGCGAAGAGGCAGAACCAGGAAGAGACAGAGTTCCTGGTGTTATGGAAAGATTGAATAGACTTGATGGAGAATTATCCAATAACGGTGGATCTTCATTAAAAGATGCAGTACAAAGAATTGAATCTAAACTAGACAAAATTGCAGGGACACAATGAGTTTACATAAAGTAAGAACACATCCAGATTTTGTTGAAGGATGTTTTGGTTGCAAGGCAACCACAGTAGATTTGAATCCAGGAGAGGCTTCCACTCGCCTAACAATGTCAGCTAAGAAGTGGGATAATGAACTTGCGTTATATCGTCAGGCTAGATCTCAGGGTATTCAACCTGATACTACTAAGACGAAAGATATACGCAAGGCAATAGATATATCAAACAAAACTGGTAAAGCATATGGAGCATAAATAATGTACGGACAAAAGAAGTCAATCAAAAAAATGTCAGGCAAAGTAATGAAGAACGATGCAAAGAAAATGTCAGTTAAAAAAATTGCTAAGATGAAAAAAATGGGCAAAAAGAAATAATGAAAGCTAAAAAGGGAATGGGCTTTAAAGCAGCCCAAAAGAATATTGCTAAAAAACAAGGTATCAGTATGGAACGTGCTGGTGCAATTCTTGCTGCTGGTGCTCGTAAGGCTTCACCTGCTGCTAAAAAAGCAAACCCTAACTTAAAAAAAGTTAAAGGTACTATAAAGAAAAAAGGTAAATAATAATGTGTGCAACTTGTGGATGTAACTATCCTAATCTAGATCACGCTATGGCTAATGCTAAAGGTGATAACCCAATGGGTATGCCAATTGCACCAAAGCCATCAAGCATTAAAAAAGCAACACCTAAGCAACCAAAGAAGTAATTATGAAACCAAAAGACTCGCGCTTAAAGCGTGCAGGAGTCTCTGGTTATAACAAACCAAAGCGGACTCCAAGCCATCCAACTAAGTCACACGTTGTTGTAGCTAAGTCTGGATCACAGGTTAAGACAATCCGCTTTGGACAACAAGGTGTTACTGGGGACAGAAAACCCACAGCACGTCAAAAATCTTTTAAAGCAAGACACGCAAAAAATATTGCTAAAGGCAAAATGAGTGCCGCTTATTGGGCAGACAAGGTGAAGTGGTGAAGAAGTTAACTGTTGCTCAAAAGTATAATCAACTTAAACGACAGACTGAATCTGCTGGTATGAAGGTAACTGAAAAAGATAACAAGATTATAGTTAGTCGAAAGAAGAAAAAGAAATGAAGAAGAAAGCATTTTGGGATAAGAAGAACCCTAAGAAAACTTCTAAGAAATTATCTCCTGCACAGATTAAAAGTGCCAAGGCTCGTGCTAAGGCTGCTGGTAGAAAGTATCCAAACCTAGTTGATAACGCTGCTATAGCAAGGAAATCTAAGTGACTACATTTAATGATATGGTTGAAGAGGTTCTTATTAACCTTGAAGGTTTTACTCTACGTCAAGATAGAACAACATATTTAACTGCTGGTATTGATGATAATGATTTAAGTATTGCTCTTGCTAGTGGTGATAACATAGGTAAAGGTATTCTTGAAATAGATGAAGAATTAATTCATATTGATTCAGTAGATCGTTCTGATCGTTCAGCTGTTATCTCACCATTTGGTAGAGGCTATCGTGGCACTACTGCAGCATCGCATTCTGCTAATGCTAGAGTAACTTTTGCTCCAAGCTTTCCTAAGATTTCAATTAAACGTGCAATCAATGACACTATCAAATCTATTTTTCCACAAGTCTATGGTGTTGGTAAAACAACATTCTCATTCAATTCATCAATAACAACTTATTCTTTACCTGCAGAAGCAGAAACAATTTTAGCTATTAGCTGGAGCGATATAGGTCCTTCAGGAGAATGGTTCCCAATTAGACATTGGAGACACGATCCAACAGCTAACGTTACTGATTACGCAACAGGCAACACAGTAAGTATCTATGAAGCTATAGTTCCAGGAAGAACTATTCAAGTTACTTATAGCAAAGAACCAACATCTTTATCTAGTGGTAGTGATGTGTTTACAACCGTTACAGGTTTGCCATCCTCAGCTAGGGATCTAATAGTTTACGGTGCTTCTTATCGTATGGTGTCTTTTATAGATCCAGGTCGTTTGAACTTTACTTCTCCAGAAGCAGATCAAAACGATCAAACCAGACAATTTGGTTCTGGCACAAATACTGCAAGATATTTGTTGGCTTTATACCAGCAACGCTTGCGAGAAGAATCAGAAAAACAAAGCGGTAGATATCCAGTCCGTGTCCACTACACAATATAAGGTAAATTAATGTCCAGAAAATATTCTAGCGTTTCACTCGAAACAGAAGTTGTTGGTTCTTTAACCACATCTGCAACAAGTATTACAGTTG